TATTGCACGTTGATTAGGCAAAAATTTTGCAAGTTCTGCCCTTGTTAACGGGCGCGGATCATTTTCAGCCATTTTAAATTCCTAGAGGTTCGATTCTAGCTTCAAGGCGCGCAACTGTTAAATGCGCATCACTGGTACCATTAAACCGTTGGATTCTCCAGTGTCTCATGTTACCTTGATTAAGCCATACCAATCTTTTATTGCGTTGCCCAGTCGTCCCAGCACGAATATACTTGGGCATGGACCACGTCTCCCCATCAACTGAGTACTGAGTGGCTACCCGAGGATCTGCGCCAAATGCTTGGCGTCCAGTCAGACAAACTAATTCTAATTCGTGGAAGATAGCACCACGCCCTTCGTTATAGGCGATCATAGTACCAAACTCCCAGCCGACTAAGTTACCCCAATGCTCAGATGTAACCTCAGTTAACTGCCCAACCTGCCCTGAATTAGTATCGCCTACCCACCACTTATTGTGGCACCACACTAAATGACGCGCACGGTAAATTTCTTGACCTACACCAGATGAAAGGGTGAACCATACTTGCTGCCCTAATACCTGGGACGCAGCGGCGTCATACACAATTGTCTGGTCAGGTAAATGGATGAGCAAGAACTGATGACCTTTATCTACGCGGGCCTCGATAAGTACTTGTGCTAGCACGTCATCTGAATATCCCGCAAGAAGTTGGTCGATTTCACGCGATGAAATTTTTGCGCTACTTCCACTTGCAGCAAGCCACACAGCTACTGGTTCATTACGACCGCCTCCGACAAAAGCTACGCTTTCCAGAAAAACACAACAAGCGTGGGTACCAATTACACCACGCTGTATTTGTGCGCCATCAATTCTTTGGAATGGAAAACCAGATCCACCAACGTTGTCAAATACTTCGATGGTGTATCGATTAAGCGCGTGCGGTTCATTTCGCAGTTTTACCAACGCAACTACTGGATCAGGATCTGCTTCAGAGGATCCATATTTAGTAGGCAGCACAGAGAATGGGTTGTTAAGTTCAGTCACAACTAGAAATTCACCATCTGTTGTCATGAAGTAACCGTCAACCCAAATGTGATCTACAACAGTACCTAAGTCAGCATCAGTAACTTGCTGAATGGCGAAACCATCAAATAGGTAAAGCGAACTATTTGCTGAAATACCCAGATAGTCAAATGAGTAATCAAAGGTCACCAAGTCAGACCCTGGAATATCGCCGAGTTCAGTAACTGTTCCAGATTCGGAGATGCGTACCAGCTTAGTCCCGAGTACTCGATAGTGAGCTCCGTTCCAATTAATGGCACCGCGGTTAACGCCCGGACCGGAGGTTATTGTGTTAATACCTTCAGCAGGTCGTAAATATCCATTGCTGATGCCTTGTTGCTTGGGGACCGGCATCATATTCCTAGGATACGATGTTCTAAAATCTGGTGCCTCATCCGTGTAGATACCACTAAGTACTGGGATTTGCATGACAGACTCCTTAACCTACACGATACCAGGTCTGTGATGGTAAGTCGTATTTCAATCGGAAGAAATCATCTGCTGCCAAAGATGTAGGTTCACCAGTCACTGCAGTAGCGCCATTACCGTTGACGGTCAAAGCAGTTACTTGCTGCGTACAATTCACCAATACCTCTTGCTTGTCTACGAGCCCAGCAACAGGTGGTAGCGTAATAGTACCGGCGGCGTAACCGGCAGTAGGCGTAAGAATAAGGTGAACATTGGTATTATCATCTGCACCATCTGTGATAGTAATGTTGAATCCAGTTGCAGAAGGTGAAGAATACTGAGTAGTATAAGCACCTTGGCCACTGAATGACGGGAACGTCAGATTTGCTTGCATATAAGCGAGCAACACAGACATCGCTGCTTTGCGTGCATCACCATTTTCAGTACTGAAAATTGGAAGTTGATCACCAGCTTGCACTGAATCAACGGCAGAAAGTTTATTGATCTGAGTCATGGGTATCTCCTAATCAAACTCAATTGGGCCGTCATCACCAGCAAGCAGCGGGTCACTTGGCGGGTTAATAAATGGTTGATCATACCGATACTTCTTATTACCGGCACCAGCAGGCAAAGTGTTCGGCAATTGCTGTTCCTGTGGTTTTGTTATGCGAGCAAGCAATTGTGTATAGGCAGCCTTGGCACTTGCTTTAGTTTCACCCGATACAGTTTTCCCAACCGTTGGGGCAATACGTATAGCCAGATTCTGGTAAATAGCTTCGTTGGCAGAATCGGGAACTTCAGTCTTCTGATCAAGATCACTTAACTCAGGACTTGATGGTAGTGGGTAACCTAGGCGAATACCTTTACCGTTCCAGGTAGCCATCATGGCATCCAAGCGCCGCATTGCCGATTCAAGCTGTTCAGGCTCTAAATCATAGGCATACGACGCGTAGCCGATTTCCTCGAAGGCTTGTACGACAAATTGGCGCTTGGTCCAGCTCATGGTTAACCCTCCTGCTCAGCCAGGGCAGCTTCGATTTTCTCGAGAAGAGTTTCATCCTTAGTGCGTTTGGTAAACTCAATACCGAGTTCAGTAGCCTTAGCTTCAAGTTCTTCGCGAGTAGGCGGCGTGGTATCGTCACCAGTCTCATCGACAACGCCGGCTTTCGCTTCAGCAGGAGATGGGAACCAACCATCTGCCAACGCAGCATCAAGTTCAGATTCTTCACCCTCTTCAGCAAATTGATCGACGACTTTATGGTCGTACAAATCACCATCATGCTTGTACCCAAGCGCTTTATTACCGGGGTAGCGATAAACCATAGTAGGTTGTTTCATTTCGATTTCCTCATCACGAAGATCGGGAGGGCCGAAGCCCTCCGTCACTTAGGTTGTGGTTAGACTTGGCCTTCCAGCATGATACCACCAAGCTCGTAGTTAAGCAGCTCGACATTCGCCCAGACGAACATACGGTACTTAGCCACCAGGGTGTCGATGTTGCTATCAGACAGCATCACGATCTGCACACCGCTGTCAGTAGTTGCCTTGCGCACTTTCTTACCAGACGCTTCGAACGGTTCAGTGTTGAAGTCAGCGTGGATAATTTCCACAGCATCCTTCTCAAAGAACACAGAGGCAGGTTTGGTAGTAGTGTTCAGGATACTGATTGCAGCGTTATCAGCCGGAGTAGTGGTAACGTTCGCATAATCTTTCTGCGATTGGTTAGCACCATCTGCCGGGATGATAGCTGGAGCGATAGTCCAGTCAGCACCATTGATGGCCAAGATACGGAAGGTCTTCAACTGACCAGTGCTCTGCTTGTTGATATGGCCAACAGCGTTTACACCTGCGATAGTGAAGACATCACCAACAGCCGCATTGGCACCGGTATCAACCGTCAGGGTCTGGGTACGGTTATCCTGAGGCAGACCATTACCATCCTGCGCAGCAGGAGTAGTATTTTGGTTTGCGCCATTGACCAGGTAACCAGCACCGGCAGAACCAGTGATACTCTTACCGTAATCAACGCGGAAGGTATCGAAGCCGGCAATTGGAGGCAACATGGAGCGAGTGTAGGCGTCCATAGGAGCACCTTGCATCGTACCACGTGATGCCAAGTTACCAGCCAGGTTCTTAGCCATACGAGGGTTGAGGAACATGTTGCGTTGGCCGCGAGAAGCTTGTTGCTCCAACATCAACGCATCGGCCTCAGCAGCTTCGTCGTAAGTGTCAATGTTACCGCTGTTGATAACGGCCAAAGTACCGTAAGTGGCGATCTCATCAGCAACCAACGTGTCCAACTTGTTGGACAACATGATGTTCGTCGCATTGACGATGTTCTTCATCATGTGAGGGTTGTTCAGATCAACACCAGTCAGTGATACCGGTACGTTACGCAGATGCGATTCAGTCAAGGTTGAAGGAACAGTCAGTTCAGTCAGATCGTTATACGATGCAGACATGTCACGACCATCGACAACCTCAGTCATCATTGGCATTGGGCGGTAGAAAGTCTGACCACCTTCAGCCAAAGCGCCTGCTTTAGGTTTGTACATAGAAACGTTCTTGGCCGAAATATTCGTGGCTTCGAACCCCACAACAACTTCTTCAAAGAAGATGTCAATTTTGCTTGAAAAATCATTTGCCATGGTAAAATTCTCCGTAGAGTTTAAAGTAAGTTACGGAGCGTCAGCCCTTCGCCTTTTGTTTACGGCGGTAGGCCATTACCTTGCTGTAGTCACCAGTTTTCGATGCTTCAGCTCGGAGACGCTCTAGCGTTGAGTCAACAGCCCCAGACTTGGGACCAGTACCATCCACTTTCTTTTCAGGCGGTGGCGGCGCCTTGCGGTTTTTAACTTTCAAGTCTTTCTCCAGTTTTGCGACCGCGAAGGCAAACTTGACGGGATCCTTAATGGAAGCCAGTTCCTTCGCACGGTCTGGGTTTTTACCAAGCGCGTAAATTACCAATGCTGAGTTGTCAGCACCTTGGATGACAATACCTTGTTGAGTCTGGTCAAATGTTTCCATAATTACAGATTCAGCGTCATCAAAGTCCTTCACCTTCAACTTAGCTTTGGAATCACCGTATTCATTAAGCTTCTGTTTCCAGGCATCTTCAGCTTTCTGCTGTTCAGCTTTCTGTTCAGCTGCAGCTTCATCTGCCTTTCGTTTCCGCTCATACCACGCAGTGAGCTCCTGCTCGTACTTATCCGTGTCGTAGTCGAAGTCCTCGAGCGTGGGCTTCTTCCCAACCTGTACCGTTTTCGGCTCAGGGTTCTCAAGGGATTTCAGCTTATCACGTAACTCGCGGTTCTCCTTCTGCGTTTCACGGTGCGCTTTACGCAGCTCTCGTACCCATTCCGGTGCTTGAGACTGCTCATCTTCCTGGGGCGGCGCTTCGTCCCCAATGGTAACAATTACCTCGTCGTCATCGTCTTCAGATTCATCCTCAGATTCAGGCACCTTCTTCTCTGAATCGTCGTCATCTTCTGCTTCGATCTCTTCTTCGGTTTCAATCTCTTCCTCAGTTTCGATCTCATCGATGATGTCGTCTTCGGTTTCTTGCACCTCTGCCTTTTTAGTCATGTTCGACTCCCGTCATTAACTCACCCACTAAAGCGGTTGGGTGGATACCGCGTATTCGTTTAATTACCGGATTTGGGCTCAGTAACTAAACTGAATTCTATTCAACTGGTGAACCAGGCACATCGGGTGGCGTTACCCGAGGCCCAAGCTTCTCAATAATTTCCATCGCCTGCTTCTGCTCCTTGGCATCGATGTCAGTGATGGTCTCAGCAGTATTTGCACGGATCTGATCGGTCTGCGCTTGGGTCTTAATCGTATCAGCCTGAGCTTTAACTGCTTTCTGCTGTTCGTTTGCAGCAGCTGCACGCAGATATTCGTCTTGAGCAGAGGGCGGAGTATTCTTCGCTTCTTCTGCAAGATCTGCCGCTTCCTGTTCTGTGGGCTCAATAACTCCCATTTTAATCAGTTTCTTACGGAAATAATATCTCACATCGCCAATTCCTTCGCCTTCCATATTCATCATGGCCATGGCACCAAGTACTTGCTTAGTTTCAGGGTCAGTAGTGATAGCTGCCATATTAGTCAGTGCGCGAACTGTCGCAGAACGTTTTGTTGAGCTCGATGGGCCAACTTCAACGGTGACATCAAACTTCGCTTTAGATAAATCATTCTCGTATTCGATTTCACCTGACTCATCGACGATTGGGTGCATGAGGGTGATACGCTCCATCTCACCTTCTTTGCCGAGAGCTTTCATAACTCGACCATCTTCAACCAACACATCCTTGGCCATGCTTAACCAGATCTCACCACAACGGCGCATAGCTTTAGCCATATTGCTCATATAGATATAGGTTTGCATATCAAGGCGGTTCTGAATCAGTTCGACAGTACCTTGCGCAACGTTCCCAGCAATCTGCTCGCCGCCTTGTTGGTTACCAAGTAGATCTTGCATATCCTCCTCAGTAATCTGCAACAATGCTGCCATAGCAGGTGGAATCTGCGGTGGTTTAGTATAACCAATTGGACCTGTTACTGCTTCGTTGCCGTTAGCGTCAGTAATCGGGTTGATGAGCAAATAAGGATAGTTTTTCAGGTTATCCTCTTCCCACATTGTTTGATGGCCGGCAACTTGTTCCGGTGTCAACAATGGTTTCTCAACAGAACTCAATGCACTTAACTCACCAAGTTTGCTAAGCTGCATGTTCTTCAGACGTTGAGCATCTTTAGCAAGACGAACATGGCCCATGCACCGCTCAATATTATCGACGAACCACCGTTTACCATACACAGGCACGATAGGAATACATGTTCCAGCTATGTATCCGCAGTCTTCGAGGACTTTACTGCCGGACATGATGTACTTATGGACGCGCTTCTTTTTGATTCGCTTTTGCCGGACTTCTTTAGCGCCGGTGGCCAACAGCAACTCCAACTGGTCATCATCGAGCTCAGCATCGGTGAACCGCTCTTCTTTACCATCGAGATGCTCCCAAATATGGACAACATCCTTAACTTCTTCAAGTCTGTAGTATTCGGCGATGTAAACGACGTCAGGAGTTGACCAATCGAAGACTGTCTGTTCGATCTCTTTACCCCAAGTATCTGGATCGTCATCCCACTCATCGATGTAATCTTGCTTTGCCATACTGGTTAGAACAAAGCACTTCTTAGCATCAGCCTTGTCTTGGCGCTTAGCACTCAGGTCAAAGAACACAGATGAATCAGCATCGAAGATGGGTTCAATGCAAATACGCTGGCGTTCATCTTCAGGGTCTTCCTCATCTTCGTATTCAGTGCGAAGACGCCATGCACCAAAGCCCCCAGCAACTGCTTCCTCAAAAGCGTTGTCATAAGCTTCTTCAGCCCCAGAGTCTTCTTCGTCAGCGCGATAAAGACCGTCACAAGCATCAGCAAGTTCGTCATCCTCCAAACCTTCTTTGCTTACGAAGTCAACAGTGATACGATTATTCCGATATTCGTTAATAATGCGGATCACTGATAAGTGAATCTTGTTGACCTCAAAGCGCGGTTTATTTTCGAACTGAGCACCGAGGTCGCCTTCCCATTGGGCGCCAGAAATCGAATAGAACCGACGGTCTTGGAGACATTGCATCCGTTCATCTTTAATTGACTCTTGGATGCGGTCAAACTCAGCAACTGCATCTGCATGCACGTCAGCAAGGCGTTGTTCTTTAGTCTTTCGTGCCATGT